TTAGGGTTAGAACCTTCGCGGAACAAATTGATGACGTCAGAAGTGCTACCGCCATTTACCATCATCTTCGCTACATCTCTAAAGTTTTGACCAGAATTCATATTGATATCGTATAAATGAATCCTGTATCTTGTATCAGATGCTGCTACGCTGTCACTAGTATTCAGTATTCCAGTGTCTCGTAAAGATTTTATTCTGGCATATCCAATTATAGCATTACTACTATTGAGAAGTGCGTATCGTTGTTGAGTGTTTAAATTCGGGATACCAGAAGTCGTGTTACCCCACTTACCCAAATAAGTTGCTTGTTGATCTACCGCTCTTGTAGCACCGTCACTCAAAGCACCGACGTAGTTTTTGTATGTTGTGACTGTCAGTTTATCAGAGTCAGTGGTTGTAGAAACTGGTTTTAAAACATCTCGGTTTTGTTCGAGTTGTTGCTCCAACCGATAACCGTCTAAGTATGCTATTGGGTTTACACCAAACTCACCAACTGGCATGCGATAACGCATCTTATTAACTACGCCATCAGAATCTCTCTCTTGTATTTCAAGATTAAACGGATTGACTACAAACTTTCCTGTAGTTTCCTCTTGGCGTATCGCCATTCTTTTTTCGATCTGATTAAAACTATCCGTGCCTTGTTTAATTTGAACAATCTTAGTTTCGCGTACAGTTGCAAAAGGCAGGAAGTCTAGTGGATCAGCAACAGCTTCTTTTGGTGTGAGCAGCAATCTTATCCTAAATCTATCAGCACCAGGAGAAGATAAGTTTGGACGAGCACCTTGGTTGTCGTAAAGATCTTCGTCGTCCAGTACAGTTACAATATCTTGTACAACTTGGAATCCAACCTCAGAGTTAGCGATTTCACTGTAAGGTTCGATAACTGTTTGTTGCGCAGGTGCATATACAAAGAATCCTTGAGTGAAGAAGTCTGCACCTTGCATGGTGAACAGCACACCCTTACCCGTAGGAGCAGGCACATCAGAACGACCCGATACAACTTGAAGGTCTCCAAGTCCAGGACTAGTAAGAGTTTCTGCCAGTCCATATGTCAGTGGCGTAGTTTGCACATCAGTGGAGTTAGTGGCATCTTGATTTGCGTCAATATACCGACCATAAAGAACTGGGAAAGCACCAGTGCCATCAACAGCGTCCGTAGGAACTACGTGACTGACTACAAACTTTAGACCCAAGGTGCCAGTTTTAGGTGCACCCGTAAAAACTGCGCCGAGATAATCCTTTAGATTATTAGGCAGAACTGTAGAAGATGGATCAGCGGAAGGTGCAACAACAACGTAATCTCTAATCTCGGTGCCTGCGCCTGACGACTTAGGACTTACAGCAGCACCATCCAAAAAGATGTTTCGGGCAAATCGAGTAATCTGCGTTTGTAGAATAGTTTGTAACTGAGTAAGTTCACGTGCCTGCAAAGGGCGACCACTGTTGAACAGGATACGATGGTATCCGGCACTATCAAGGAAGTCGTCCTTGTATACACCTTTGAAAGTATTTTCAGTAAACTGCTGAGGCATTTTAGTTTTCCTTACAGGTCAATAACGATTTTGACGTCTTCAGTTTGTTCGTCGTCGCGGACAATCGCTACTCTGTTATCTATGTAGATTACGGTTCCAGAGAATCTGTCTGCTTCTGCTGGTCTTAAATTTGGTCCTAATGTGTTAGGCACAATATTACAGGTTCCTAAATTACCTGTCTTGTTCCTGTTTTCATAGAAAGTCAATGAGTGAGTTGCATCACTTTCAAACATTTGGAAACCAGTTTCTCTAGTTTGGTGCACATATGCGATTTCATTAGTCGCATCGAAATAGTCTAATATAGCAGCAGGTTCTACATCTAATCCAGTACCACCCTGTACAATCAGTTGATCTCCTGTGAGATCGCCCGAGAAACCTGAAGAACCTGTCACATACAATTTCTTATAGACTTGCGCTGTTACTGATGAAACCACTGAGTCACCAGAATTTGCTGGAATTTGGAAAGATCCAAATTCAGCTGAATCTCTCATTGGGTTTCTGACAATGCCTACCTGACGGAAGTCGTTACGAACATTAAAGTCGTTATTTTCTACGCCAGTTAGAGTTGTGTGGAACATCAAAGCAGAAGAGTTCAGATTGATCACTGGGTTACTGCCCATGCCAGAGTCACCACCAACAATAATTGCTCTTGCTTTGGCAAGTGTACCGCCACCACCATCAAAGTGTATGCTGGCATTAGCATAGTTTTGACCAAAACGATAAACGTCAGAGTCGGTAATATTTCGCTTCATCACTACTTGAAACACTTCTCCGTTAGCGACACGGGCAACTGCTTCCGCTGAATCTCGGTCTTTGGTCATCCGAGTGCCCAACTTATCTCCTCGGAATGGAGAACCGACGATCGACACGTTTGGCGCTGACGTGTATCCAGTACCGCCCGAATCTATTGCAATACCTATCAACTGACCTCTAATGGCACTATCTTGTATTTGCCATTGATTCTGTCGAGCAGTCGTTGCGTTAATATATCGAGGATCGTTTTCTGAGTCAGCAAGGAACTTTTCTACAGGCATATATGCAGAAGTCAAGAACTTACGTGCTTCTGCTGCACCAATAGTAAACATAAACTTCCAAACGTATCCATCTTCCTCATTAGAAAACGGAAGGATCTGTCGCTTGGTTGGTTTATACAATGAAGGTTTCAAATTACCATTATCGTCCATACCTGCCATTAAACAAACGAACACGGAGTTGTCGTCTGTAATTACATAATACGGATATTGAATATCTCCATCTGCTCCGATAGTGGTGTTAGAACTATACTCATTGTCCCAAGCACTATAGTAATTACCTGCAATCCAATTATATCTCGGTACAACATAGGAAACGTCTGTGATCAATTTTAAAGATTGCAGACTTTCTTGGAATTTAATAACTTCATTCTGAGAAGGGTTTGGTACAGGAGGAAACCTTTCGCTTTGTCCAGCACTTACTGAATCCCATTCTTCTGCTCGACCAATACCCAGATAGAATCTATCCGAGTCAGTACCTTTCGTTTTACCTTGATTAAGGTAAGACTCATAGATATCGTCTAGGATTTCTTTTTTAAATTTATCCGATACTGTTGCTACCATTTTCCCTACTCTTAGATAATTCTATTTGGAGTGTTAGAATCACTTAATCCCATTGGGATCCAGTTATTTCCTACCCACATTAATTCTACGCCACGAGCACCACCAACGAATAATGAAGTTCCTGCTCCAAAATTAGAAGGAGTGATAGTAGCACCATTTGAAGTTGTACTGACAAACCTTTTAGTTTGTCCAACATTAGTTCCGTCAGAACAAGTTAAAGACAAATTTGTACCTGCAGTGATCAAGGTGATAGGCACGCTTGGATCTGCTTTACCGTTAGCAGTCAATATTTCGTGTCCGCTGATTATATTGCAAGTAGACCGAACCACACCGCTATTCAAAGGCATCAACTGTAGGTCTACATCAGCAGAGTCACCAGCAACTGCGATCGCTGGTCCACTATCAGAATCTCCACTTTTGACCTCAATGTAGTTTGCTGAATTTTCTCCACTTAACAACAATACTTCATCACCGTTAGAGTCTTTAATAATACCAATCTTTGGAGTAGTCAAGGTCTTGTTAGTGAGAGTGTCAGTAGTATTTTGTAGAACAACTGTGCCAGTGGTATTCGGTAAGGTGATGGTTTTATTAGAACCTGTGGCAACATCACCTTTAAGTTGCATCACAAATCCGCCAGAAGAGTCTCCAAACTTAATGTCGCCTGCGCTGGTTACATGAAAGTTATCACTGGCGGCAACCGAATCGTCAAAAGCAAATTCAAATAACGTGCTGAAATTAGTATTGATCTTATCAGCAGCTGCTCTTAACGTATCACCAGTGCCATCATTGGCAATAGTTCCTGTAAGAAGTTTTTGTCGATTCTGAGCGTGTGACATTTTAAACGTTCCGTGAAATTATACTGTTATTTATATCGGTTTTTAGTTGTTATCCCCAGGATTTAGGTTAGGATATTCGGTATATTGAATAAGATTCGGCGTGTTAGAATCTAACAGCGGATCTCTGTGCGAACCTTGCAACGCTGCCCAGTTTTCATACCCAGCAACTCCACCCTCTCTTTGTATCGGATAGACGTTACTATCATATGTAGAGTAGATAGTTGTCGGCAATCCTGACCCGTCACTATCATATCCATACCAACGATCTTCGTCCATCAAATTAATGGTGTTGGAAAGATCAGCATAAGTATCGTCCAAGGTTCTTGCTTCAATATTGTCTGCTTGATATAGGTCGCGATATTGAGTGTGCCAATTAGCAATGTTCCTAGGATGCCTCATATCATTAACTCGCGTCCTAATACGTTCGCCATATGGTCCTGGACCAATTTCTGTAAGCGAAGTGCTGAAAAGACCACGACCGTTGCGCTTGAGAACTTGCGCAGTACCAAACACATCGACAGGTGGTGGTGGTTCGATTAACGATGGTTGTGGACCCAAATTAAAATCGAAAATCGAATCTATTTGTACCTGACCAGCAAGATACATACCTGCGGGGTGCACAAATGTTTTATATGCGTCTCTCCAAACAGGTACGCCGATCGGAGTTGATATCAAGATGCCATATAATTGATAGAATTCGTTATTCGTAATTCTCTTTAAAGTAAGTTCTGTTCCGATGGTAGAATAACTTCTTCTCGTTGCTTCTATCTTTAGATCTTGTCCTGGTGCCAATAATGCATTATTTGCAAGATAAGAAATTTTGCTATCGCTGTCTATAACTGGATTACCAAGACCATCACTATCAAACTTATTAGAAGCAGCAGGTTCTAACAGGAGACCATCACTATCCAGTGTTTGTAGGACAACCGACTTCTTGGCGAAATCTACGGTATAGTCTATATCTTGGCGTAACTGAACATAATCTCCGTTACTATCTGTAACTGAAATTAATAGTTCCGAACCTTTAAACGTATACGGGAAATTTCTGCCAGTTGCCTCACCATTGCCTGCAAATATCATTTCTTCTTGGTTAGGATCACCAACGTAAAACACTTCATCTTTACCATATCTTACTTCAATGTCTAACCCATAAAATACACGAAAGAACTGTTTAATTGAAAACTCAGTACCTTTAGATCTGTACAGAAGATTAGAGTATTGTAAAGAAGTTCTCTTGTCGTTGAAAGATTCGTAATATGGTTTACCAAGCAAAAGTTCATTTGCGATAAAATCTAATAACTCAACTTTAGCACCAGCAATATCTCTATTCAATAACAGATCATTCAACGTCTCGGCGACGTTGGTCTTTTCTTCCAGAGTTTTATAATACTCCTGTAGAAATTTTACCAGTTTAGGATATTTTTCGTCGAAATGACCAGGAAGTGCCTCATAGACCTGATACTTATCTAAGTCTAGATTACGACGATATCTATCTGTTAGAGTCTTATCTAAAGGCATTAGACAGTATCTACCTTAATTGCTTTTGAGAAAGATTCTTCTTTGTCAAATTTTATGATATTGTTTAGAGTTGCCTGTACAACTGCTTCATTTGCTGGGATAGCAAATATCTTGACATAGTTTCTACCACCAGGAATCGCTTGAATAGAAACATTTTCTATTTTTACTTCTCCCCTTGCAGCGTCGTAATATCCAACATTACTTACCATGACCTTGCCGCCAATGGTCACTAACTCTAATGTTGCTGATGGTTTCCTATCAAAGACAACAGGCAACGCACCGTCAGGAGAAACTCTTATTCTTTCATTAACCTTGTTTCTTATGATACAAGTTTGATTTCTAAAAATGAACAAACTAGAGGTGATTGTGTGATCATTAGCAACCAAAGGATCCCGCAGTGCAGTTGGAAAATATAAGTCGAAATCTTGCTCAAGATTGAATATCGGCAATATTCGCTTATTCAATCTGATGTCGCTTCTAGATGATAAGACAGAAGGATCTGCTGCATCTATCTCAGTTAGCATATTAGACTTACGGAACACCTGATCAAATTTTCCTGTATTCTCTAGGAAGTATTGATCAATCGCGTCTGTCACCAAAGCATTAACAGTCGACTGACTAAATCCTGTTAACGATGGATTGAATCTGAAAAATGTCTGACAGGAAATAAAGGTAGTTTCTGGGTCAGTAAATTTCAAGTCAAAGGATGCAATCGAAAACTCATCTGCTAGAGTTAGGATACCTTGCCTAACATTAGATATTGTAGAGTTGGTTAGGTTGTCTTTATATACAATAGAAGTAAACACTGATCCGTAATCTGGTTGAGCGTCATCTTCCCCGCCCCAAGATTTTATATCATCAATAAATGCCGAGTATTTTTTAAGTATCAACGCTGAATAGTCAGTTGCTGTAACCATTCTATTTTGTGCAGCATACTGATATGGCGCATTCAATCTCATAGATTCTATGGATTCTTTTTCTGCCCCGCCAGCAGACCTCGTCAATGTAGTAATTCCTACGTCGCCTTCATCTATTTCTATTGTTGAAGAAGTTGTTGTAGCAAAAGTAAAAGTTGACGCCAGTCTCAATGCTGGAATTTCATTAGCAAGTATCCCATTATTCCTTAAATAATTGACTTCAATCACCTGCCCTGATGATGGTGCCAATCCAAGAGAATTGCCGTTACCGAAAGTCAATTCATAAAATCCGTTAGGCGATTCCCTAAGAACATATAGTCTTGACAATGCATTAATTGTTGTTGCATCTAGCAAATTAGTGTACTGAGTAAAATCTCCTCTGGCGTTAGCAGATGCTTGATTAGGATAAACTTTAATGATCGCAGTGGATATGTCTATGTTCTCATCAGGAATAACATAAACTGTATCTGTGATTTCTCCGACTACAAACTGTTGGTTTACTTCTACACCCTCAAAAACTTTAACAGGTAGTGATGGGTCTGAAGCAGGGGCAAAGTTGTAGACCTCACCAGCAGTAGAAGTAGCAGTGATAGACTCACGGTTCGTGAAAGTGTAGTCAACACCATCTTTCGTGCCACGAAGGACCAGTTCTCCTGGTCGCAAGGTTTGTTGCGTTTCTATATTAGGAGTGGCGCTGGTAGTGTTAACAATCAATGAAATAGAACATTCTGCTGACGATCTTGAATCAGGAACATATCCCAAAGATTCTGCCAAAGAAACCACCGAAGGTCTCAATTGAGCAGTTACCAAGAAAGATTCGTTTAGCGAGAAGTTAGCAATTAATCCGTTCAAGTGCGTGTTATATGCCAACACGTCTAAAATATTAGAGAGTCCTGCGCCCTCAAAATCATAATCGTTGAACTCGCCACTATTTTTTAGCGAACTCTTCAACGATTCTTTGATAAAATCGAAGTCTAACTGTGCGGAGGTTATAGTTGTTTGTTGTGTCATTATCGTAACCTGTTCATGTTAACTCTTGCTGAAAATTCCCCTTGCGCATTCTCTATAGTAAACTCCACCACTATTGAAACTGTATTTCTTAGACTATTTCTTGAAAAGACATTAGCAGCACCTCTTTCTGTTAAGGTATTACCGTCATAAAATTTTACATCAGTCACGGTCGCTCTTGGTTCATCTCTACCGATCGCGTTTGTAATCAGATCTCTTATGATAGTCTCAGAATACGACTCTACGTTTTCAAATAACATGGAGCGAAGATTCGCTCCGTAATTTGGATTAAACGGTTTTTCTAATTTATTTGTGAGCAGTATGTTCTGTACTGATTGTATTACTGCTGCAGCATCAGTCTTTTTAAATATGTCGCCTTTAAAATCTGACCCGACTGAACCAGAATAACTTGACGCGGCACCAGACTTGGCTGTAAAAGTCAGGTCTATGTCTTTGTATTCTATTTGCTTACCAGTGACAAGAGTATTGTCTTTTAATCCTGGTGTGACTCGTTTAAGTGCCATTTGTTATTATAGTCCAACAGTCTGATAGTTCTATTTAGTCGGTAATTTCTATAAGATCAGATCCAGATAAAGTTTGTCTGTTGAAATAAGTGCTCACCTTCATCTCAAATGTTGCTTTAAAGTCCTTTTCAATTTTAGGCATTACAACAATCAACTGTTGCGTCATAACTTTGTCAGGGCGAGTCATATCATAGTCCAAACTCAACTGATCATAGAAGAACGTATCCCTGATGTATAATGCCAGTTCAAACCCAGCACTGTAGTCGATCTTGCCGCGAGAGTTGTACAGCGTGTACACGCACGCGCGACCCTCATACTTTAGTTGATTAATCGGATAAGCACCGCTGACAATAGATTTTTGTGTGCCGCCACCATCTTCTTTACGATATGGTTCGCGCCAATATCTTGCCTTGGCATCTGCTTCTGATTTGCCATCAACTGCTTCACGGATACCATTAGCAGGATTATAGTATCCTTCCGTAACCTGTAATCGGAAGTTCTTAAATTCTTTTGCCGAAGAAATACCTTCCATCAACCATGCGTGTAGATAAAACTGTCTCGCTAGGTCTTGTCTATCTTTTACGATAGGCACAAACTCAAGCGAAGTTTTAGATCCTGGTGCTCCAAAGAACTTTGACAACGTACTAGATTTCGACAGTCGAGTGCTACTGGTAACTGGCGCATCCATTTTATCAGGATTATAAAGTGGATCTGCTACAATGGTCCTAGTTGCTGCTTGTTTGTTTTTAGGTGTAAACGTCTTAGAAGCACGTTCCAAAGGATTACCGAGCAACGTGTAACCGAATCTAGGAGTTGGTTCACTATTGCCTGTTCTTTTGATTTCGTATGGCGCTGACGGACCAGGATCTTTATATTTCTCAGATATTCTGTTCTCGTCAAGCAAGGATCCGATACACAGCGGACCATTAGTTTGCATCTCTGGCGCAGTAGTTGCATCAGCAGCACCATCCATTGTGCGCAGTTTTGATCGGATCTCCGCTGTGCTTGGCGTCCAGTTAAAATAATAACTGTACGTGTCATGCTTGGCGATTTTATCTTCTAATACACCATCTTCGTCAATAACCACTTTACGGACAGCAAATGGGGAAGTCTTATTCCAGACTTCCCACCAATTTTTCGGGTTACCATAATAATCATACAGTGGTTCATGTGTGATTTCAGACTCCGGCGAGGTCATCGCTAAACCCATGTTCAATGCTAATCCGCCAAATGTTGACCAAAAATCCGGATCGTCGTTTTCTATAGAACCGTCAAATCGCATGGACTGTAACACTACATGGTTCGCCTTTGCGTTCCATCCCCACTCATATTGATAGTTTGGTTTGATTCCAGTTCCCATATCACTAGTACCGTCCCATCGAGTTTCACTAGTCCACTCAGGATAATCTTGTGTAGAGGGAGGTGGTTTATAAGAACCGCCAGCACCAGTACCACCAGCAACTTTTGCAAGTTTAGCATTCTGGGCGTGTGTAGCGTGTTCAGCACGATAAGCATCATCTGCTTGATCTGCTTTGGTGGCAAAGTTTGAGATATGTGCGCTGTGTGCTTCTTCTGAATACTTTGCGTACTTGGCAGTCCATGCTTCTAGAGCGCGACCAACTAAGTTTCCGTGGAATACTGTGTTCTTTCCTTGCGTGTCGTCCCCGCCACCCGTAAACAACGAACCGAAGAAATGAAACTCCTCTCCGCCAATTTTACCCTTCTCTCCAATGAGTCGTAGATCTTTGGAAGATATCACTGTATTTTTACCAGCAGAAGTTGTAATGTGCTCTTCAGCGGTCATCCTAATGCCACGGCGAGCGTTGGGAATAATATCCCTGTTTGACAAAATACGAAAATCTTTTTTAGTGATTATCTTATGTTCATGAGCAGTGAAGTCTACTACATCACCCCAAACCTTGGTATCTTTATTACCACGAACAATAGTTGAATATGCATCACCAGTTTCGGTAATATATGTGCCATGTACCGAGTGATTATGATTCGCGCCAACGTCAACGTTCATCGTACCACCAACAGTAAGATTATAGTTTCCGTTGACAGTTAGATTCATGTCACCATCGTATGTTATATTACCTTCACCTTGTACGATCAACTCATGATCAGCACCGACTACTTGTACTTGATGCGTTCGAGAGGCAACGAGGACAGAACCATCTTGCTTTAATTCAACACCAGCACCTGTGTGGTGTTTGATAAGTATTCTTTGATTCCCAGGAGTATCATCAATCTCGAAAGAATGACCCGAAGGTGTTTCGTTTGCCTGATTGAAAGGGAAAATAGAAGTTGTACCAACTGGGATATCAAAACTGACACCCATGGTACTACCGCCCATCCAGAGATCATTAATCTTAATACCGCGACCAGCAGCACTTACGTTAGTAGAAAACCAATTATACCGTAACGGGTATTCTCCAGTAGGATCTGCTGATCCGTCTAACGGAACACCTTGTGTAAGTTCTTTGCCTTGATCATTAGGATCACCGATACGGTCTGTAACTTTATTGGAACCAGTAGTCATTAGAATTTTTTCTCCAATACATCAGGATCCTTAGTTAATACATCTGGTCCTTGCCCTTCAAGTGCCTTTAGGATATCCTGAGGAGACAATGCAGGGTCGTTCGGTGGATCTAGGTATAATGATTGCTTGTTGAAATTATTGTACACATAGTCCCTTACATCAAACCCAGGATCGTCTTGAGAGGTGTCAACATCCATATGCCCCAATGCTTGACCACCAGGATATTGATCGAAGAATGTTCGGAATATCTGGTACAAACTATTGTACTGTGATTGTGTTATACTTCTAGGAGAAAGTTCCATTTCAATCGCTCTAGTATCTGTAGGTACGTTAATACCGCCCACTAAACAAACTCCAATAGAATATGAATTGTGCCCATTAGTTGGACAGTGACTGCCTACACTATTCAAGGGGACGCCACGTTCCACTGCGCCATTGCGCTGAATTATTAAGTGGTATGCGTTATCACCTGAACCTGTTAGACTAGTTAGTTCTGACGCAGAAAGGTTCGCGTTTGTAAAAGTTTCAGACCAGTGAACAATTATTTCAGAGATATCTCTCGTCATACTTGCCATCTCTGCTTCTAGTTCCTCAACCGAAGAAATAAACTGACCTCCTGGTTGCACATTTTCTTCACCGATCCTATATGAGTCTGGTCCTCGATACCCTATCAACTCAGCATCTTCTTCCTCAGTCAAACTTTGAATAGTCCCTGATGTTTGATCTGCGATGCTTGCATATTGTTCTAAGTTACCACCGTTTTCGCCTTGCATGACAGCGCCAGCAAGTGTATTGGTGGCAGTATCAGAGATCTCTGTCAAATCAATTATACCCGCATCATCAGCAAGATTGTTTACAAAATTTGTTGCTGTCTGTGTAGATTGTGGACCCAATACATCACTAGCAGGTAGCAATCCATTATTGCTCAGTATTTTATTAATCGCTGTAGAACCCGCATTGCTAATGGTTGCAGGATCTCCTAGCGAATTAAGTATGTTACCTGAAGAAAGCGCGTCGTTTATTATATTTGTAGTGTCGTTAATTAAATTAACTGCTGCGCTTTGAGCAAATCCTGGCAGACCCATTTTTAGAATACTATCATCTACCGAGTTTAAAACTTGATTCAGTTTCTTATCATATAGATTTTGCAGTCCGGCAAGTTGGTTTTTAATATTAATTGAAGTTGGGTTGCCTATTTTTCCTAGGATGTTATTAGATTGTAAAACTGACGAAAGAATCTGCTTGCTCATTCCTGGGACCGATGTAACCATAATTTCCGCAACTTGATCATAAAGATCCGTAGGAATGTCTGCTCGGTTTGTAGAGGCAGCGTTGGCAAGGGCATCGTTCACAAGAGAATTTATTTGATCGACTGATGACTGAGGCAAATTACCAGCAGCAAGTGTCTGTAATGCAGCGTCGGTGCCATTAGACCTTGTCAAACTTTGCGCAATAAATTCGTTTAGCGATGATGTATTATTAATCGCCATTATGGTGTCTCATCCACTGGTGAAATAAAGTTCAGAATACCTTCTTTACCGTCTTTAACATATGTAAGACCTTTTATTGGCGGATAATTACCAATCTCAGTTGCCATAGCAGGGAGAGTATCGTCATACATACCGTTGGTCCCCTCAACCAAAACTTCGTCTAGCATGTATTTAATACTAACAGGCGCAGCACTATTTACGATTCTCCATGGATAGTGATTGCGTTCATTATCTAGATGATAAATTTCGGCGTCATTAGGGACTCCTGGGAATCCATCAACTCTAGCATCTTCTTCCTGTAACTCGCGAACTTGCATGCCACCGATAGAGTGCGTAACTGTATCATAATACCATGCAACGATGTCGCTGTACACTGCAGTAATACCATCTACAGGTTTATACGTGCCGTTGACAATCATCGGAGGAACAACTGGTTCTTCTCTCCACATATATCCATATTTCCACTCATCAACCAATGCTTCCCCCCAGTTTGGCGCTGGTCCATATGGCGTATCTTGTGGCGGCAATCTTCCTGGTGCTCTGACATCATCAACTCCAGTTTCAGGTTCATACCAAAAAGTGTACGTTTCACCCAATACTCTTTGGTAAATAAACTTTTGTGTACCAGAATAGTTTATGTGATTAAACTCATCCTCGTACATGTGGTCTCCTGGTTGACCATATTGCTGCCACCACAAAGGCATTTCCATCTCACCGTGAATGTACAGCATGCCTGTACCATAGGTGAGGTGATCAATATCCGGCACTTCTTCTGTCAAGGAAACCCAACCATCCGCGCGATCTTTATGTACTGGGCGACCATCGTTAAATGCTTTGCCCAAAGAGTTGAGTGAACCAAACCGTTCAAAGTCGCGGACACCATATCGTCCAATGTTTGATAAGTTTTCAATCAACCATTGTCGTATGCGCTCTGCGTGGATTGCCTCTAACTCTCGGAGACCAATACGATCTAAAAAGTTTTTTATGTACTGATTAATTTCGCTCAGATTAATTCGCGCCATTATCTTGCTCCAAGTCCGCCATAGATACCCTTTGCTTTTCCTGTGGCACTACCCACGCTACAACTGGTTCTTGGATCGACATAGTATTTTACAAGAGCAGCGACCTGCCCATTACCCTTTTCCTCGATACCGTCAATTTTTTCGCCATATAGATTACCTTCTATCTCGCGTGCGCGCAAGACTTTAGACATAGCAATGGAACGGGCAGTTTTAAGTTCGTGAAGCACATAAAGTAATTGACCTTCAAAATCCTTCTCATCTCTGGTTGGTCTGAGTCGACTAATATATGCATAGAATCTGTGATAGCGAGGACTATTAGGTTGCCAACCAGCAATACCGAACCCGTTACCATTTTGAGTAGGATCTAATCCACTAATATCTTGCAGTACACCCGTGATAGAGGATGCCTGTTTTGCGTTAAAACCGTTGTCTATAAAATATCTAGCAACTTCACCTGCTGCTTTTGTTCCTGTGTTTTGTATTTCTGGGTCAATAGCATCAGCATTAGACTGTTGGAAAGAATATGAAAAAGGATTAGTTGCCATATCTTCACGGTTTGATGCCTGTACTGTAGTAGGAAACTCAATACGAGGCAAAGAACCCAACACCAATGGCAACTGAGAAGTAGCACCGTCTAAGAAGAAACCAAACACTAGTGCACCAGGAAGTATTTGTGCGCTCGTTCCTAGTCCAGAGACGCCATAAGTATCACCAGGATTCATAACTTGCGCCCAAGGCAAATCTCTCTGAGGAATACCAGACTCGTCGGCAATGTCCGTGTGAATACCGTGTATACGAATTTTTATCCTACCTTCTAAACCATAAGGAGGAGTGTTGTCAATACAGTTAGCAACAAACCAACGAACATCATCTCCGTAATATTCT